GCTGGGAATGCGATAGCCTCGCCAGGTCCGGCAGACACCTCCTCAGCGGCTGATGGGAACCCAAAGAACGCCAACATTGGCACTGCAGAAATATGCAGTTGGTTGTCTAGGTCTGACTGCACTTGATAAGACTTGAGATTGAGCTCTGCAATATCCTCCAATGGTGGCCGTGACTCAAGATATCCTAGACGGTTGGCATACGCGACACTGAATGGGATCTCTGATGTGCTGGTGGTGCCTTCATCTACTAACTCAAAGTCTGCTTTAGCATCGCGACGGTAGATCTTGAACTCACCTGGTGTCAGCACCCGGATCTGATCAACCACTTTCTCTCCAAACTCGCCGTCAGACTGAGTGATTTTCTCTGCTAGTCTTAGCATGGTCAGCCTTTGCATGCCATTAGCAAGATCAGACCGCCAACCCAGAATATCTCTTGGTGTATATGTCACCCAGTATGGCCTGCCTAATGTACCAGCTGCTGGTGCATCTACAAGAACTCCAACATGCCCATATCGGACCATCTTACGAGCTGTTTCATACGTCCACACGTTCAGATCATTGCCTAACAGATCGATATCAAATAGCTGCTCTCGAATCTGATCCGATGTATCATTAAGCCTTACGGGCTTTCGGCTAAGCATTCCAGCCAACATGCGCTCTAGACGCTGTACGAATGGTGGACAGACGCTTCTGGCGAGCCTGCGATCGTAGCTTTCATCTAATTCGCGCACTTCTTGCGGCAGATATCGCCTGTGCTTACGCCGCATTTCATACGTACCTCCCACCAGATCCTCAAGCAGAATCCAATGCGGTTCTTGATTTACCCAGGCAGCATTTGGGTCATTGACATGCGTGACGCTTGAAGATGATTTGCGATTATAGAAGTTATAGCCTGAATACACAGCTGATACTCACTCGACTCTCCAAGTCTAATAGATTCTGATGCCTGTGCCCCTGCCAACATTCATATGCAGTGGATTTAGCTCACGCCACACGAGATAGCCCAGGGCATCATTCATGTGGTCATATCCTGCATCCTTGTCAGGATCCCCTTTTTCTGTCCAACATTGCAACTCCAATGATTCAATGGTCTTATCACAGCATGCTGACATTTTTAAGCGGATTTCCCCTTTCCCATTCTCCAAAGCAGCTTGAACAGCAGCCACCCGATCACGGACGGGAGGGTTGGCCTTTGGCGATTGATTGCTGAACCCGTAGGATTCCAAGATCTGAATGTCCGTACGTGAGGCATTAGTGCTCCGGTTGCCGCCAGAGGCATCTGGATATATGAAAACTTTATTAAAAGGATATCGACTCTTGATTTCTTTGGCAAGAGCATCTGTGTCATGTGCACCACTGATCTCGTCGATGACATGTAGGCATCCGCTGGTCCGAACTGCGATAACAGCAGACATGTTTTGGATATTGAAATCTAGTCCGACCCTTAGTGGTTCATCCTTTAACTCAATCGGCGGTTCACAGACATGGGTACTTCTACTAAATCGGTCATAGACAGCGCCAGTATTTAAATTTACAAATTGCCCATCAAGGTACGCCTTGATCAACTTCTCGGGATAATTGGCCAAGAGGGAGTCAATGAAGCCATCTGGCAGATGCGGATTGTCTGCGGTTCGTGCTCGAATTAAGCGCTTATCCGGAGCCGAATTGCGTTCAAAAGTCTCCCAAGCCCAGCCGAAGCCCTCGGGGGTTGTGGCAACATAGAACTGCTGAGTGTTGCCAGATCTCAGTCTGGCCAGCGCCATTCGAGATGCCTGCTCAGCCGTGCGTCTATTCGTGGTGTCTACTTCATCAAATCCCACCGCGCACAGGTTCTGCCCACGAATCCTGTTCCAAGTCTCCATTGTGCGCAGCAAGATGGTGTGCTCACCTTCTTTAAATTTGAGCACGTATTCCGGCAATGGCGAGACCCGATAGTCATATGGCAGACCAATCTGTTCAAGTAGATCATCCATCGATCGAACGAGGATGTCCCGCAGCATCGGCGCTACAGGCTCAAAGAGAGCAGATACAAAGCCAATATTCGCGGCAGCCACATTGATCGCCTTAGCACACAGGCCATAGGTCTTGCCAGCACCAAACCCTGACACAAGGCCTAAGATCCTGTGATCTTGATCTTCACAGAATGCAGCCTGATGGGGCAGCAACGTGGTGTTAAGACGTCCAAGTACTTCACTTATAGACAGGCTGTCATCTGTAGGGTCTGCCAGGATCAGCCCCTCAGAGGCAGTATCTAGGATGGTTGGCACTTGATGTAATATCTCGGCTTAGGTTATTCTATGTGTCGAAATGACTGAATTATGTCTGATATCCGTGATTTTATCAGTATTGCTTCACGATACCCACTCCTGAATCAAGCGCAGGAGATCGAACTGGGCAGGCGTATTCAAGCATGGCTACAGCATCCTGACCCTCCACCTGAACTCATCAGATCTGGTCGCAGGGCTCGGGATCAGTTTATCTGCAGTAATCTACGGCTTGTACTCACGATCGCCAAAAAATATACATTCGCAATTAAGCACACCAATCTGACATTTAGCGATTTAATCCAAGAAGGCACATTGGGTCTGCAGCGTGCAGCTGAAAAATACGACCCGGAATGCGGATATAAGATGTCAACATATGCATATTGGTGGATTCGACAGGCCATAACCCGCAGCATCGATACTAAATCTTTGATGATCCACATCCCCAGCGGCGCAAAACGCAAATTTCAGGCTTACAAGAAGGCAGCAGAGCAAGGCGGCAGCCAAGATGAAATCCTGGAAAGAGCTAATCTCAAACGCCGTGACATCCGCACGATTGAACAAGTCGTCATGTGCCAAAATGTCAGTGCTCTAGACGCCTTAGATATGCATTCTTAATCGAAAGCATTGACACGCCATGAAAGTTCATGCTATTATGTGTATATAAGGGGCAATGAGCTCCTTCATTCACAGCATGGCCTCCTACACCGAATCAGCCCTTTTCTACACAGAACGTTTGGCGGAAGTCTCGAAAAGAGATAACACTACAGCTAATTGCCATGGAGTTGTGTTCCATCCCAATGGACGCATCCTCTACAACAAAAAACGCATCAAAAAAGCTGATGCTGTCCAGACTATCGCCGCGATCCTGGAATCAGAAGATCAAATGCTAAATCAAAAGAATTCCCCAGTTAACAGGCCAAGTCAGGCTGGTCCACTCACGTGGGATAGGCTCAATCAAGCCACTAAGGATTTTTTCTTTGAATTGGCCGGTCAGATTATGGATGAGACCTTTGATGCTGATTTTGAGAATGGGCAGCATGGAGCTCGACTTGGCAAAGATATCCCTAAGATCAGCCTGAAAAACGCACCACGTCTGTCCAATCTTAAGAAGGCTGGCCTGCTTAAAAGCGGCCAATGGAACAGCAACACAAAATCTGAACGCTGGATCTGGCTCACGGAAGAAGGTCATGTTATCTACAAATCGCACAGCAGCAAATGAGCGGCGATATTAACTGGAATTCACGACCGCAAGACACGATCACCGCAGCCAAGGAGAAAGCAGCTGCGGCAGAATCTCCACGGGGACTCACAGTCCTTGAGCTTGCATTTTATAAAGCGACACATCGTAAAAAGCATTGACGCATGTTTTTTGCTGTGATATAGTACACATAAGAGAGGCAAAAAGCCCTCACCACATCTCAAACCATGACTCTCCAAACTCAAGCACTCGTCGCCGGTTACGCAGTTGTTGATATGGGCAGGACAGGTCAGCAGATCCAAGGGTTCCGATTCCTTGTTAAGCGTTTTGCTGATAATGCAATTTTCTATTTTGCTACTGCAAAGCAGGTTCGCGAACAAATCTCGGCCTGATAGCTACATTATCAACAAACACAGCGCAGCCATGGATTTCAATTACTTCAGCCACACCCTATATAGTCACTGGCAACGCGCACAAGATGCAATAGAAGTCTCCAGCATTTGCGACTCATTCTGGGATGACAGGCAAGAATACTACGTAGAGGCATTCTTAGACGGCGAATTGGAATGGACAGAGTATGTATATGGTGAAGAGGAACTCCAAACGTTCAAAGATGACGCAACTAAGCACGGCCTGACATTCACAGTCAAAATTATTGACACCGAATGAAAGCGTGTGATATAATAAGTACATCAGGGGCAATGAGCCCCTCACCCCATCAAATGAACTCCACACAAGCTTTCGTTTCACTCCGTGACCGAGGATGCGACATTCAGCCAAGCAAGACTTCAGAATATGCTGACATCGTGACATTGCCCAACGGCCAGGTATTTGAAGTTTGGTCACGCGATCTCGTGGATTTCGCTCAAACGGTCACCATCAAATGAACAAAGATCAACTCCGCATCCAGATCGCCAAAGCCTATAAAGAGATGAAAATTGCTATCGAAGCTTTCGATCAGCTACAGGATGGCAGCCTTGACTTAGAAGATGATATTGACATCGCAGGCGAGCTAGTAGGCCTCAAGCTCGTACAGGATGGCAGCTTTTACAGCAGTCAAGAAAGCATTGCAATTGAAGAAGAAATCCTTGGATCATCTAAATTCGCATAAGCCAGGATCTAGCCACCACCATGCCGAGCACCCTTTCGAGCAAAACTCTTGCGCTCTTTTTCCATCTTGCGTTGTTTGATCTTGCTCTTATTGGCGTCTTTCTTGAATGCGGTGCCAGCCTTGCTGACGAAATTCATATCTGATGAATTGCTAGTCCTACGGCGGAAAGTACCAGAGCTACTCCGACCAGCTCGGGCCGACATCTGACCGCCAGATTTTTCTCCCCCTTTGAGTGTCTTAACCATCGAAGCATCCTGTCGCGCTGATGAACCCTTTGCTGTAGCCTTTCTAGCACTAGAAAAGCTTCCACTTCCACCTTTACCAGCAAACCGGCCAATCCTATCTCTGTTGTATCGCCGTGCCATAGCTACTTCCCAGTGAGATTTGAGAGCAAATGGAGCTCTTTATAGCATCCTAGCGCCACCCCAAGCTGCCCATCCTCCTGAGCTTTAGCAGCCAGCGCTTCAAGTCTGGTCATCTGTTGCGCTAAAAATTCTGTCCTCTCAACACTCATAGAGCTTTTATATTCAGACCTAGCTTCAGCAACCAGCGCGTCTGTCTGCACATGGTCGAATTCCCAGGCTTGTGCAGCAGATTCATATATGCGGTGCCGTGGCCAGCTCAAATCAAGCCACTGCTTAGCCACTCTCAATTGATCTTTCCGAATGCTCTCTGGAGTCTTCTTGCTCATGCCTCAAATTTAACGCAAATTACCTACTTACCTACTTACCTACCTGCTCCTTTTTTCCCCTTCCGATAACCCACTTTTTTTTTACCCCCCCCCTATATAGGGGGTAAAGTTGGTAAATCGAGCACGGCCCGCTTCCCGATTGAGGATTTGCATTACCTACCCTTACCTGTAATGCATACCGGCCTATGATATCAGTATTTCGATCATGAACAAATCCAAAAGGCATAAGTAGGTAAACTCCGGTAAAGGTCGGTAAAAGGTAGGTATCATTCATCTGTGCCGCAACGACGCCAGATGTGCTTGAAAGTGCCACCAACCTTTTTGCGGCTTTTGTAGTATCCGCAGGCAGTCAGTATGCGGTTGATCCGCATCAACTCGCGTTGTGTCTGGCGCTCGATTGGAACTTCTAGGACATGTGTCAGAAGGTCACTGCTGATAATAAAATCACCCGATGTCCGGAACGCAAGATGAGATGAAATCTTTTCTAGCCAGGGGTCCTCTGCATACAGCCCACGGTTGCGATCATTGTTGATCTGCGTCTCAGCTTCATCCAGGAACCATTGTTCGCCTCGCAGATAATCTCGCTTTGCACTCGCCCAGATCCGATCACGTAAAGACTCAATCTTTCCGCTATCAATGCACTGCTCGATATTGAAGATCACGAAGCGACGGTTGCCCGTTTCATCGCTAAAGAAGCCGTCCTTCTTATTGGTGGTGCCACAAAGAACAAATGACCTGGGCCGCTCCTTATGCCCCTTGCCATACGCCTCACGTACTAAATCTGTCTTGCGTGTGATGAAATTCTTAAGACCTGCACTATCTCTGTTCTTGATGCCACCGTCTAATTCACCCCATTCACAGATCCAGCGCATATGGAGGCCCGTGATATCATCCGCATCCTTGTTGGTCTTAATAAAGCCCTCATAGAACCAGGCCTCAGAAGCAAGTGTGTTATAAAAACGCGTTTTATGGAGATGCTGATCACCAGCCAAGATATGAACAAATCCACAAGGGCACCCAGGTTCGAAGACCCGAGCCACGCAAAAGACAAGCCATTTGCGCAAGGCAGAATTATCGAAGTCTGCAGCATGTAACCCGAGCAGCTCACCTGCGATATTGTCCCAGACTACATCCTCTAGCGGGTCATTGCAGGACTCCAGATAGTCACGGATCGGGTTGTATGGGCGCTCACGGGCGCTAAGGAGTAGAGCGTCCTGCGCCACATCCTTGCTCACGTCGATATGCGCAGCCTGGAAACTGCCATAACTCAACTTGGCATCAATCTCACTCATAGGAGCACCATCAATCTCAATCGCTTGCTTCAGATCATTCCATCTCAGCGCATCATGTAGCATGGAAGACAGGATCTTCGATAGATCCAGCAGTTTCAAACGGCTATATCCGCCTTTTTCATTCCTGTAATCACCGATCCGCTCAAACCAAGGCACGGTAGGTAGCTGTGGTGCATCACGCCTGATTGCCAGCTCAATACGCACCAGGTCTGCACCATCGGCTACCCAATCTGCGATATCGTAGCCATCAGCCGGGTCATCCCAGGCGTCAGCATTGGTGCCCTCAACCCATAGCCATCTAGACCCAGGAAACACATCAGAGAGACGCTGCATCAACTCGATGCCAGGTCGGTCACGATCAGGGCATAGCACCAAACTATTGGCATGTAGCTTAGGCATATCAGGCATGCTGCCCTTCCAGCTCCCACTGCCATTAGGCACACTGGTAGCCCACAAACCCAGCTTGCGCAAAGCCTCAGCGCAGGTCTCACCCTCGGCAATATAGATAGTCTCACCTGAAGCAGGCAGACTCTCATACCACAGGGGCAGCAATGAATCAACCTTGGTGCCCTTGGACCAGGTGACGTCTTTGGGGCCAAAGTTGTAATCCGTGCGGTTGTGCTGGTAAGACCGGCCACTTTCCGCGTAATACTTCCAAGAGCGGTATCCAACAGCCGTGCGTTCAGCATGCGGTTTAAAAGTCACGCACTCAGATTCAGCATTGATCTTGACACAGGCCCACTCACCGAGCACATCGCCGGTTTTAAGCCGAGGGTGCTTCTGGAATGGGCTGCATTTGGTGCCAATTCGGCAATAGAGCAGTTCGCCTTCAGTCCGGCAGCCGCTAGATGTGCGACCGCAGACAGGACAGGGGGTTTTAGCAGACGAGAACATCTGTTACAATACGTTTGGCTTGGGATGTGGCCTGCCCCTCGTGTCCTATCACTGGCACGGGGGGCAATCCATGTGAAGGCTATTATAGCCCCCAGAATCGAGCAATTACCTAGGAAAGGTCGGTAATCGCTTCATCTATTGAGTGTGCCACGCTGGTAATACCACCATTGGCCTGTAGGCGGTCGAGCCAATGCTGCTGATCGTCGCGTGTGTTCTCACCAGGCACTTTGACTTCAAGCCCGATGAACACAGCAAGTTCCTGTCCTACCATGTCTTCAGTGATCACAACTCTTTTATATCCGACCAGATCTGGGCTGCCAGGTGACAGACCGAATTGAACGAACTTGCCACGATTGTCACGTAAAGCACCAGTATGGTTGCGATAAAGCGTGACGTCTGGGCAGTGCGAACTTACAGCAAGACGAATTCCATTTTGTAATCTAGTCTCAGGTTGAACGTAGCTCATGCTTTTAGGATGTTGCGGGAGTCATAGCAGGTGACGCTCTGACCAGAAGCGATACGAACAGAAACGGACTTGGAATGCTTCATGATGACAACACCCTTGATCCAACCGGCACCCATGCGGACTTTACATGCCTCACCAATGCGAACATGCGACACGTCGAATTTCAGCTTCATTTCAGCGCCTCACATGCAGCCTCAACCCCACGAGCACAATCAAATTGAGTCATATTATCAAGAGTACCGGTTAAACAATAGAAGAATGCACCACCGAAGAGAGCATATGCACCAACCGTAAGCAAGAGATTCTTCAAGACTTTTGTGCGGCGCATCAGAGCAGCTCCAAGAATGAGATGGCATTGTTCATATGCATGATGCCAGAATCAATGACGTAAGCAGGAGCATCATGCCTATTTAAGCTGATCAAGCAATCGCGTAGCTGATCAACGAAGCAATGTGCATCATTGACGCGCTCCTGTCGCTCTGCGCCAACTAGAATCTGAGCATCCTCGACGGCCCATCTGGTACGCTCAGATAGGAACATCAGATGCTCGACTGTCGGATGATGTTGAGAATTGCCCATAATACGGCGATAGAAAGGGGTGGTGATCGATCGCAGCCCAATCACCAAAGCTGACCCTTAACTTGTCCAGGGCGGAGAATCCAGCGCACGCTATCTGGCTTGTGGCGTCCTTTTATTATATCACCGATTACAGGCAGTGTCAACTATTACGTGCGTAATGAACACGCTGGCCACGGCTTCGAATAATATGCTCAGCCCAGCCTGGTTTGTAACCACGCTCTTTTCGTACCTCTTCAAGCTGCTCAATGGTGCGAGCATGTCCGATTTGCCGACGCAGATCTCGCTTCTTCTGCTCATGCTCTTGCAATAAGATGTCACGTTCTTCAGGTATGCGGCTATCAAGTGCATGTCGATATTGACAGAATGGGCAGATTTGCAGATGCGGCCTGTGCACTCCGAAGCACCTTGGGCAGATGCGCACTGCCAGATTTGGGACTAGCCCAGCACGCCGCTTTTGTGTACCCTGCAGTTGCCAAGATCTCGCGTCATCTGGCAAACCATGGTGCTGGCTATTGCCCGCAGCATCCAAAATGACAGCATGCTGTGAAGACGGGCGCAGAGCGCGACCCACCTGTTGCAGGTGCAACCCCAGTGATTGGGTGGGTCTAAGGAGCAATACACAATCACAGGCAGGCACGTCAAAGCCTTCAGATATAAGATCCACACTTAACAGGACAGTGATCTGCTGCTCTCGGAATCGTTTGATGACGTCATCTCTCTGGCCCTTAGGCATCTTGCCATCTATACAAGCGCAATCAATGCCAGCCGCTACAAAACTTGACTGTACCTTTTCCATGTGGGCGATGCTGACGCAAAAAGCGATTGTCTGCCGACGTCCAGCCAATGTCAGCCAATTGCGCACAGCTGCGGCCACGACGCGTGTCTGGCTCACAGCTTCAGTTAGCTGTCGTTTGCCGTAATCACCCGCGACACGACGAATGCCTCTTAAATCGGCGGCACCTGGTGGGCAGAACAACTTGTATCTCGATAACCAACCCTCATCAATCAAATCAGCTGAGCTTGGACCAGTAACCATCGCGCTATATAAGGCATCCAACCCGCCGCCATCAAGCCGTTGTGGAGTGGCTGTGAAGCCCAAAACACGATCGCACGCTGAAAGCTTCTCAAGCCACGTTCGAGCGCAAGAATGGTGGGCTTCATCGACGATGACCAAATCCTCATCGCTAGGACGCCACGACTGGATAGTGCAGACGCTCTCATCTGGCGTCTGGTCCACTAACTCCCGACGATGCACCAGCACCTGCACTTTCGCACCACGCGATCTGGCCTTCTGCGCTATCTCGCAGAAAATGCGCGTTTTACCACCTCCAGTGGGCAACACCGCCAATACGCGCTTGTGCACCCGCATCTCACGGCGGATGTCACCTAACAATTGGATTTGATAAGGTCTGAGCATGGCGGCTTCGCTATGTGACCAATTTAGCATCTTATGGAATATATTGACACACGCAGTTCCAGCTGATATACTGTGGGGGTCCACTTCATATACTTATGCCGACTTTTCAGCATGATGAATTGTCTAACGCAGACTACCATGCGCACTCTGCCCTTTCCAGATCCGCCCTCCTGTCATTTTCGCAAAGCCCAGCCCATTTCTGGCAACGATATCTGAGCTCACAGAATGTCGCCAAAGCACCAACACCGGCGATGCTTTTTGGATCAGCTTTGCATTCATTTGTACTAGAACCGGACCGCTACAACCTGGATTATCTAGAGCTGCCAGGAGGCAGCCGGGCTTCTACTGCAGCCCGTGTCATTCAAGAGAAAGCGGCAGCCGAGCAGTCTACTGTGTTGCCACACGGCACGACTGCGAAATGCCATGCAATGTCAAAGGCACTAATGGGTCATAAAGCCGCTAGCAAAGCCTTGACTACTGCGGGACAGAATGAAGTTTCATTTTTCGCCACTTGCCCAAAGACCGATCTAGAAGTGAAATGCCGTGCCGATCGACTGACGAATAAAGGTTGGGTGATTGATCTAAAGACCACGATCTGTGCAGCACCTGACGCTTTCGCACGTACTATCGCCAATTATCAGTATCACATTCAAGCCGGGTTCTATCTAGATGTCATTGAGTGGGCTACAGGGCACAGGCCGAAAGGATTCCTGTTTGTCTGCATTGAGAAAGAGGCACCCTATGCGGTGTCCGTATTCAGGGCGAGTGATGCCATGATCCAGGCAGGCTCGCAGAAGGCGCAAGAGTTACTGCACGGTCTGGCCGATCATTTCTTGCGCTTTGGCCCAGAAAAACCTTGGCCTGCATACGGTGAGTCAATCACCGAACTCGACCTTCCAGCCTGGGCACGCTAATGAGTAAGCTAATCGAAGCACTGATCGAATTTCACAAGTCAGTTGGCCCGATCCGTGAATTGTCTCAGGCCCAATATGGTGCTTATGCAGATTTGCAGACAGTATTGGCTGCAGTAACACCGGCGCTATATGATCAGGGGCTTATCATCGCGCAGACGTTTAAAGATGAACACCTACTCGTCACTACTCTCGCTCACATCTCCGGTGAGACTATGGAATCTGTAACGCCGCTGGTCATTGGCGAGCATCGTAAAGGTAATGTTTTACATGCCTGGGGGGGTGCAGTAACATATCAGCGCCGTTATGCTATACTCGCATTGTTAAATCTTGCCGCAGGTATGCAGCAAGACGACGATGCCGATCATGGTGATCGACGGATACCAACCGCAACACCCATTTCAGATGACGACTTCTTTTGATTTCGACCCAGAGCAGCATCTAACGCCTGCCCAACTTGTCGATAGATGGCATGGCACGCCTTTTCCTGTCTCACTCGTGACACTCGCCAGATGGCGTCGTGTTGATCGCGGCCCCAAGCATATCAAAGCTGGTCACGCCAGCCGCATCTTTTATCCGATCGCGGCTATCGAAGCCTACGAAACCACTCTTTCCCCTGAATTCTGATGCCTGCTATTAACTGCTCAATGTTCAAGAATGAGCGCAAAGAGCGCGACAACCAGCCTGACTTTACCGGACCGGGGCAGGTCACAAAAGAAGATCTGATGGCAATGCTCGATCAGGTCACTAAAGGGCAATTCAATGCCGATGATGACGGCAGAGTAAAAGTGCGCATTGCTGGTTGGAAGAAACAAGCGGCAAGCGGCAAAGCATACATTAGTCTGTCGCTTCAGATCGACGATTATGGCTGCGAAGCGCAAACAGCGTCAACGCCAAGCACCTCATCTGATCTGTTCTGATGATGCGGCTATCATCCCAAGCCACCTCACCAGAAGGATTGCGAGAGTGGACTGCACACAAGCTCGTGTCTGAAGTCACTAAGCAGATTCGTCGAGATTACGGCGGGCGCAACGCACAAAGTATTCTCAAAGAACGCGCTAAGGCCAGCTTTGGTTTCAATGAGGAAGGCGCAAAGCGAGCGGCACAATTCGCCTACATCATTGCGGGTGAGGCTACAGATGGATGCCGCCGACGCGTGCGATCCAAGCTGACAGAAATTCTCGATCGTCTTGAAACCAATGCTTAAACAACATCTAATCATTGATGCCCAATTTGGCTCAACTGGCAAGGGTCTCTACGCCGGATTCCTGGCTCAGCAGATCCAATGCGACACGATCGCCTATTCCCCGTCACCGAATGCCGGTCATACGCTCATCTGGGAAGGTCGCAGTTTCATTCACAAGATGTTGCCAAGCGGCATAACGTCTCCGATGCTGCGGCAAATTGTGCTCGGGCCAGGTAGCCTGATTGACCTAGATCGTCTCCATGCTGAATTATGCGGCATCTTTAAATCCCTGCCTCATTTCAGGGAGATCAAGATCTTCATTCACAAGCACGCGGCTTGTGTCTATGACCGGCACAGGAAAGCTGAATCCCAAGGCGGTACAGCACCAGGATCTACGAGGCAAGGTGTAGGGGCAGCCCAACGCGAGCGCATCCTGCGATCGCCAACGCTTAACAACGTAATCACCAACGCAGATCATCCAGTGCTTCGACTAGTCAGCCTGGTTGACACAGCTGATATGCAGCAAATCTATGGTGAGAGTCAGTCTCTGCTTATCGAGAGCTGTCAGGGGTACAGCTTGTCGATGTATCACGGCCAATACCCCTACACTACATGCCGAGATGTCACGACTGCATCGATCATGGCAGATACGGGCGTGCCGATGGGACGTACATTGCCCACGGTGCATGGCACATTCCGCACGTATCCGATCCGTGTGGCCAATCGGCCTGAATCGGGCGAATGGAGCGGCCCAAGCTATAGCGATTCAGCTGAAATTACGTTTGAATCGATTGGACAGCAGCAAGAACTGACGACCGTGACTAAACTTCCACGACGTCTATTTACTTGGAGCCAACAGCAAGCCGTTGAGGCATGTGCTCAAAACCGTATTGGCGTTGGATTCCTTAATTTTGCGCAGTATCCGATCAAATTTAACCATCTTATCGACATCTGGGAACGTCTCAATGAGTGCACACAAGTCAAATACCTCGGGTTCGGACCAGATGTCAAGGACATCTACCGCGTCGGCGCACCGTCTCTCGAAACTGATCGAATCGCGTCGATCTACCAGCGATATCGAGGAGCTGCAACATGATATCGCCTCATGGGCTGATACAGTCAACCCAGACCGCAACAGCTTGTCTACGATTGCCAAGCTGCTTGAGGAGATAGGCGAATTGATCGCATCAGAGCGCATGTCAGATCCGATGGAACTGGCCGATGTAGCTATCCTTGTGCTCGATCTTTTCCACCTTCAAAAGGTCGATGTAGCCAAAGCGGTTCATGGCAAGATGACGATCAATCGCTCTAGGCGTTGGACCAAGCAAGACAACGGAGCTATGTCACATGTCGAATACTAGCCATCAAGGGGCGCTGCTAGGCGCGGCCACTCTGCTTCGCGCAAGCCACATTTCAAGATGGGGCATCGTGCTAACTGCCAAACCGCAGAGCATAGCTGAGCACATGTACCGCGTCTGGGTGCTGGTGCATGAATGGGGGATTGCAATCGACCTGCCGATGGCAGAGCAATTTATTGCTGAGAGATGGGCCGTAACTCATGATCTGCCAGAGATTCGCACGGGCGACATGCCAACACCACACAAAACACCAGAGGTAAAAGCATGGTTAGATCAACTTGAGCACGACATCTACCCGCCATTGACAGAAACGCATAGAATGTCGAAGGCGGCAGCAACACTTTGCAAATTCTGCGATACCGCAGAGTCGATCCTCTTCCTGAAGATCAATGGCATAGGACAGCATGCAATCGATGTAAGGGAATTGCTAGCCCGTCAGATGTGGCACAGGCTTTACTCGTCTGTCCTGTTTGAAAGCGAACGGCAGACCCTTCATGATTTATTCAACAACACTTACGACCAAACATGAACAGCGAACAAATCAAAGAG